TTGAATGACTGATTATCACTTTCATCAATGTAATCTGTTGTATTACTGTATCTTTGACCATCAATATAAGAAATAGAATTATCGGTTAATAAATCGTTTCTATTTGGATTAGGTCTAGTTCTATTACCACCCATCCAACTGTTTCGTTCACCTTCCCATTCATATTTGTTTACTTCGTCTTTTAAAGACTGAACATATTGGGCATATACTTCTTCACGGGATTTCTTTTCTGCTTTGACTTCTGCTTGGAATTGTTGTTCTTCTTTAACTAATTCATTTCTCTTTTTAGAAGCCCTAATAGTTTTACAATCATTACAACATTTGTAATAACCACGATTTAATGAATCAAAATTAGTTGGTTTCCCACAAAATTCACAAAAACCTTCGCCAGGTTTTCTATCGTATTTGTCATAGTATTGTTGTTGGGTCAATCCATGCTTCTTAATGTGTGTATGGAATCGTGAACCCAAAATACTAGCAGTATTACCAGTAATAGTGAATCCACATTCTTCACATTTCTTTTCTTGTGGTTCGGAATTTTCTTTGACTAATTCATTCTTACATTTTGGGCAGGTCTTATAATATCCTTTTCCCATAGAAATGAATTTAGTAGGTGTTCCACATATAGCACATTTACCCTCAGTACCATCACTAACATACTTATCATAGTATTCTTTTGGTTGTATTTGGTGGCTAGAAGCAAGGTGCTCTGATAAGCCTTTCTCAGTAACGAATGGGCTACCACACTCACGGCATTTATAAACAAGTTTCATATATTATTCTTCGTCGGTTAATAAATCCAAATCTATTGTTTCAATCTCAAATGTAACTGTGAATTTAGATAATTCGGACTGTTGGCAATTAAATTCGGCACTACCCAAATTACTTAATATACAATGCCCAAATTTCATTTTAGAAATAACTTCATTATTGTTATTCAAATTGATTAGTTCAATCGTATCAATACAGTCATATCTTAACAATTCTTCACCAATCAAACTCTTTTTACCACAAGTCATACCATGTCGCATATACCAAATCCACGAATAGAAAGCATACCAGTTCTTTCTACATTCATCAACTTGGAATGTCATAGTGATGGTTTGTAAATCTCTTTGACCTATTGGGCTTGGGTGGAGCTGTCTTTCGTGTTCATAAATGGAAGTTAGCATAGGAATAGAAATATCTGGTACAGTAATACTTTCAAGATACTGGTTCAATAGGTTATTAACATTCAATTTTGTTCCAGTGAAATTAGGGAAATTGGAGAAACGAACAATAAACTTGTTGCTATTACTGTTGTTAATATCTTCAATAAATTCTTCACCAGTTTCATTCACAAATTCAATATAATCTTTTGCCATTTTAAATCTCCAATTCTAATTTAACTTGGTTCTTTCTAATCTTTCCACTACAAGAACTATCTTCAATGCTTTGGATTATTTCGTAGCAATACAAATCACCGGAAATACATTGGTTGTTTGAGTCAATGTATTTAAAATTAGGAATTTTTGTAGTAGTCATATCGTATGGTAAGAGTATCTTTTTATTGGTATATTCATCCTTCAAATATGATTTAACATTAGCAGATGTAAAATTCATTCCACGACATGCTGAAATAACATCATCAGGAGAAGTTGTATCATACAAATCTTCGGTTATTCCACTAACAAGATAATCATTCAAATAAGCAGAAGATTTTACAATGTATTTTCTTTGTAAGTATTTTGGTGGTGTAATTATATGTGCAGATGTTTTCCAATGGGCACTGTATGTGTCATCGTCTAATTGATATTGAGAATACTCATTAGCGGAATTACCTTCCATATCTTCTGTGGTATAATTCACAAACAAATTATCAATACCGTGGTAATCGTCATTCCAGTCATAGTTTGTTCTTATAGCACCTGAAATAATATGACCGGTTAATTCGTCATAAGAACTAACTGTATATTCATCTGTATCTGGTACAGGAGTTCCATAACAATCTTTGGGATATTGAATGAATTAAAATTCAATCTTTCGGATGTATTCAAAGTGATATTGAAATTAGCAATAGTGAAACCAACATAACCAGCAGAGAAATACTGGTCTGATGCTGGAGACCATTGAACATATCCAGCTGTGTTAGAAGTGCTTTTTCCTTTAGCCACAACACGAATATACATTGTTTTCTTGTTTACACCATCAACCCAAAACTGAATACCATTATGAACTAATGAATCGTAATCGGAATTGTTATATCCTGATACATTACTCTTGTATACTTCTGTGTACATTGGTTGAACTGGTTCACATACTGTATATGCTTCACCTGTGCCTTCACAAGATTCACAATATACTAAACCACTACCTTTTTTACCAACCCACGATGGATAACCCGTGCCAGATGGTTCACCACCACAAGCAGTACACAATGTTCTATATTTGGCTAATGGTTCATAGTAATAACCCAAACCACCACATGCTGAACATGTAACATAACCTGTTCCATTACAATCAAAACATTTTTGTTGTTCATATACTGTAGAGTTGTTAGAAATTTCAAGTGTTGGAATGGTATCTTTCTTAAACAATTCTTCTAGTTCAAATGTAGAACCTTCTTTAATATGGTCAGCAACGAAATACTCTAACTGGTCTTTAACAGTAATGTTAAAGACTTCATTACTAATATCAATATCCCTGTTAGAGTTAATCGTGATTAGATTAACCCAAGGGAAATTTTCATCTTCTTTTATACTATATGTTGCCATTATACACCATACTTATATGTAATCTTCAATCTTACTACTGGTAATTCATTATCCATAGAGAAGTTTACAATGTTGTTATTATCATCCAAAATACTATCGGCAAATGTTGCTTTGAACTGAGTATATAAATCTCTTACCAAGTTGTCAACATGTGTCCAGGCTTCACCATTAATTTCTTCTTCACTGAAATCAATGTTTGGATAGTAAGTCTTAATGATAGTTGGGATTAAATACATCCAAAATGCTTTTTCTGTTAATTGTGTTTCATAAGAATTTTGGAGAATACCCTTACGCAAAATTGTTTCTTCACGGGTGTTCTGTCCTAAAACACTAATGAAATATGGTAATGGAATAGCACGATTTACATCTCTTACGGATGTTGCTTTTTTTACCCAATTACTAACAAAACTTTGTAGATTTGCAGCTTTGGTTCTAGTCAAACCATAAGAATAAGCATTAGCCAATGAATAGTTGGATGTAGAATAGAAATCTTCACCATAAGATACCAACAATTTCAATGTGGCATTATTACTCAATGAAGCCTGAGATTTTAAGATTCTTTCGTAGCCATTAAAGTTAATGAATACATTTGATTCAGTTTCAAATACATCATTGTTAGTAAAAATGTTTTGGTCTATTTTATCCACACCATTATCAGTCAAGATAATTCTAATAGTCTTATTCTTCAATGAATCAACATTCAATGTAGAACCTGCATTGTCAGATTTTGGCAATTTCAAGCAGTTATAGTACATATAACTTGTATCTTGTGAGGTCTTGTTTTTATCATTGTTAATGTTGTAATACAAAACATTCTGTAAATTTGTAGTTTGTAATGAATAAATGTATTTAACATCTTGTGCTTTAATGATATCAGATACACGAATATCCAAATCTACATAAGAAGTTTCAGGTCTTTTGTTAAAGAACTTGACGATATCAGATTTAAAAATCTTTGTTCCAAAAGAACAATTATTATCTAACCATTGGTAAATTTCGTTTTCTACTTCTCGTTTGTATTCTTGAATCTTTGATAGAGAATCTACATTAACAGTACCAACAACATCATAATACTGAACAATAGGTGGGAATGAATAGAGTTTACTATTCATAATCATTCTTGGTTCAGCATTTTCACGAATGGTCTTAATATTCTTTAACCATTGAGCACTTGGGTTCTGCATATACTGTGTGTTATGGAATGAATCATAACTCAACAAGTATTTCAAGAAATCTGTTAAATGGTCTAGGTAACTATTAGAAGTTCCATATACAGAGAACACACCAGATTGGTTTGTTGAACTATCTGTAAGAACATTTATACAACCATTGACTGTGGATTTTGTGTTATACAAACTAGCTGCGATACAATAACAAATACAGTTTTGAATGTATTTGTATGTAGTGTCGCCACCATCTTCAAAGTTTTCAATTTCGTCCTGGCTCCAAGCAATAGAGTTCTTAACACGAATTGGAGAACTTAAGCCATTGAAATAAGATACGAAATCTCTCTTTGTAACGAGTTTGTTATTACTTGAGAAATACAATGGAGCATTATTTTTGATAGATTGCTGATCCTCAAAATCTACACCATTAGCAATATCACTATTGAACAATAACTTAACATTAGCGGTCACATCTACAGGTGTACCACCACTAAATGTAGCCCAAACACTATTGTTAATCTTTAATTCAGAACCAGTTGTACCTACCTTATTAGCATCGGCACCATCACATTCAATGTACTGAATGTAAATGTTTTCATCTTCTCTATTCAAACCATTAGAAACTGAGATACCATCACCAAATCTTAAACGAATGGTCTTATCACTATTTGTTGTTAATGAACAAACTTTCTGTGTAGTAACATCGTTGGTAACTTTATCTTTAAGAACTTCTTGGTTCAAGAAAATAGATACATCTTCAATATCAAACAAGTTCTCAATGTACATAGCTTCTTCTTCGGTCTTACCAATACCAACTTTACACCAGGAGTTTTTCTTCTTAAATGTATCTTTATACCAACCATTAGGGTCACGGCGACCATACCAGTTAGAGAATTTGATATTATCAATATCATAGAACTGGTATGATTTACCTAATCTTGATGTATTGTTTACACCATAGATAGTTTCAAGTTTCTTTTCACCTTGGAATACTCTAATTGGGGTCAATGTGGCATCATTGAATAACTTTTCACCTGAGATTTCAATGTAATTAACAGAATCTGCTGGTTTAGAGAAATACAATGTTTTAGACCAAGTAGAACTTCTACCTGCTTCCATATCTTCTTTGGTTAGTGTGTAAGAATAATCTGTAATTAGAATATATTTCTTACCATTATAAGTTAGTTCCATTTCTTCTTGTGGGAAATAGATTGTAGCACCAGTATCAGGAATGGATGCTGGTAGAGGTCCACGAATTACAACCGCAATTTCCGCTTCTGCTGGAGTATTACGAATTGGATTGTAACCCAAATTCTTACCGTGCTTAATAACACTACTATCTAATTTAGCAGTGTCAATAAATGCTTCTTCGGCAGTTCTTTCCATATAATAGTTAGTCATATCCATAGTAGCGGTAAGCATTTCTATGAACAAATTATAAATGCTAGCTGAAGACATGTTTCTAAAACGAGGGTCATTCTTCATTCTCGTTGTGAAATCTTCCAGCATTTGCTGATATGTAATTCGTGTGTAATTCTTATTCATATATTATTTATTTGGATTGGTAATCTTTGGCATAAAGTATTCTGGTGATAATGAGACTGGAACAGTAATCTTATTCTTACATTCACATTCAATTTCAATGTATGGTTTTACACCAAAATCAATTTCAGCCATATAATTACCGAAATTAGTGAATGAGAGAGCATCAAGATTACAAACATAATCATAAGCCTTCATTAGTGATACTTTAGAACCATTGATTGTGTTAATGTAGCAAGCGATATTGAGTATCTGTTCGTCAATAACACCATCTATTGTATACTTCTCAGGTTCTTTCAAAATCTGATTACATTGAACTTCAGTACCGATAGTTGGGAATGAAATCTCAATTTTATCTTCATTATCCATTGTAAATTCAGGATTGAAATCGTCCTTCAAATAGTTTACTAATACATCTTTCTGCTGCATTTTGTAAATGGAATACTTGTTACAATTATCACACTTATACTTGATATTGTATGGGTAATCGTTATAGGTCAAATTTCTCAAATAGAAAACGAACCAAAACTTATCACCAACCAAAATATCGTTTACATTTATTCCCTTTACATTGTGTGCGATAATACTATTCATTGTACCATCCAATGTATCAGCAGTTAATGTAGATAAGTTCTTAATATCAATAGTAGATAGTTTCTTAACACGCAAATCTTGTGGATAGAATTTACCCTTTGATGGCAACAAATCTTTGTTCAATACTATCATATTATCCTGTTGTTGTTTGGCTAATACCATAGCAATTTGAGCCATATCACCACCTTGTTGTGGCAAGTTTGTATCTTCTATTTTCTTTGACTGCATAATTCACCTCACTGTAAATGTTAATTTATTGTATTTATATATGCAAAAAACAAACGGTACCTTAATTGGTACCGTTTGTAATTTCGTTTGTACTAACTATTGATTAGGCTTTTGGGAAAGCACTCAATTCAGCAGTGGCGTAATCGTTAGAGAAGATCTTTTCGCCGGATACAGCGGAAACTTCACCAATTACATCATCAGCAGATACAGCATCCCAAGTCTTCTGTGGAAGAACATCGAGAACTCTCTTATTCAATCCAGATGGGGTCTTGAGATTGAAGAAGGAATTATCAAAGCCATCAACACCAGAAACTTTTGTGTATTCTGCTGCGGCGGATGCCAATTCAGTGTAGATACCATCGTGATAAGATGATGCTACAAAGTATGCAGAAATTGGACCCTGTGGATAGTCATTACCAATTTGGTACAAATCATTACCATTACTTGTTGCGAATTTCATTATTCTTTTCTCCTATTAAAATTTAAATTGTTAATTGTTTCCAGTTTAAATTAGAATGTGAAACCCTGACCAGCTTTAGCCCAGATTGCACCAGTATCAAACTTCAACAATCTGTAATAGTTGTCAGCACCAAGCATGTTATTGGCAAATGCATAACGACTCATAACACCAACACGAGGTGAGAAGTCGTTAGGGTCAATAGCCTGGTTTACAACACCAGTGACGTATGGGCAGAATACTACACCACAGTCGGAAACACCGGTACCCTTGTAAGCCAAGAGAACTTCACCATTATCTTCGTTTGTGAAAGCATTTACGGCATAGTTATCACGGTAGACCTTGATAGAGCCATTCAATGTACCAATTTCAGGAGTAGCTGTAGAACCATTAACTTCACCAGTTACTTTGTTGAAGAATGGAGCAGCTTGCTGAAGGACAGAAGCCATATCTGGAGAAACTACAGCGATGTTAGCAGCAGCACGGCGAGTAGCTGTAGCAATATCGTTAGCAGTCTTAACAATGATACCTACGATACGAGAATATCTTTCCTGAGACCAACGGCCAACCCAACCATCTTCTACAGCGTCTTTGTTACCAGCGGTACAAATGATTGGCTTTGTAATACTCTTACAACGAGCGATTGTTTCACGGTCAATTTCAGCAGTCATTTCGTACTGAAGAACATTAACCATTTCTTGCATCATTTCTACACCCTGCATTCTCTTAATATCTTCAGCAGATTCAAGAGAGAAAGAAGCAGCGAGTTTACGGGTCTTGGCAACGATGGACTGACGAGAGAACATCAAACCAAGTTCAGGAATCTTACCGCGCAAACCAGTCTTGAAGTCATTGTGTGTCTGAACTTCGTCATACTGACCAGTAATCTTCCAAGCTTCGGCAGATTGTGTATCTACACCAGTACCGGCATCGCGTTCACCAGAGGTGTTAGCGGTAGAGCCAGAGAAGCCTGAATATTCAGGAACAGCCTTCCAAGCAGCTTCAACCAATTTTTCAGGATTTGCAGCGTCTTTGTAAACATAACGAAGGGCGAAAGCCAAACCAACAGGGCCGGAAAGAGGCTGAACACCAACGAGTACGTTAGCAAACAACTGTGGGAATACACGGCGGACGAGTGCCAAAGAAATTGGAGCAAAGACGGCCTTTGCATCACCACCATGAGGGATACCCTGGTCAGCACCAAGTGGAGCACCTACACCCATTGTGAAGTCTTCGTTCAAAGCGGTTCCAACATCCTGACGGATCTGGTTTTCCATAAGCTTCTTCATGTTTTCACGAATATACTTATCTTTGATAGATGCGATTGATAGACGTTCTTGACCCTGAGTAGCCAAGTTTTCTACCAATGTGTTTTTAATTGTATTCATTTTGATTCTCCTATATAAATGAGTTTTTGTTTATATATTGTATTTATAATTTTTTTGTCTGTGAATTTGTTACTAATTTTCTTCCATATATCTAGCAGCTTCGTCTAGGAAACGGTTAGATGGTGTGGATTTCTTGTATTTTTCCATAATAGTATTATCTTGTTCAATTACTTGTTCTGTTTTAGCAGAGCGAGAAACTGGACGAGATTTCTTTTCAAACAAATTAGCACGATTGTTACGCATATTGATAGATTGTTCAGTAATCATTTCAACATAGTCATCAATGTCTTTCTTTGTTTCACTTAGTGATTTGCTTTCAAAGAATTTCTGTACTCTAGCCTTCTGTGTAGCATCAAGTCCATAGGTCTTTTCAGCAATAGTAGCCTTCTTTGTGGAATCTTCAACAAGGTCAATTAGACGCATATTTTCAGCAAGTTGTTTCTTCAAAGATTTTTCCAATTCTGCGTTTTCAGCTTTTGCTTCACGCAATTTCTTTGAACCGGTCAAATCCATTGGAACATACTGTTCTTCAAAGAGGTGTTGAATACCTTCAATGATTGGAGCGTATGTTTCAGTCATAGCAGTCTTATTAATGAGTTTATCACTAATCT